CTACCCCTTTAACACGTTGATATCGTGTAAGGCAAGCGCCAGGAAGATCGGCAAACCGGGAGATCGTATTATCATTTACGAGATCTTCGAAGATGAACAGAACACTCTGTACGATTATATAATGGAGGACTGGAAAGTAGATGGCTAAAGGAAAAAAATCTTCTGGAAAGCACTACGTTTCTAAAGGTGAACGTAGAAACATCAGCGCCGCAGTAACTAATGCGGTTAGAAAAGATGTAGACTTAATTACAAGAGCACTTTATAAACTGGATGCAACAAATAAAAAGGATACATCCCGTGGGCCGAAAAAAGAAAACAATGCATGATGTGGTAGATAGATTTTTGAAATCTCCTGAATTTTTTAGGACAAAAGAAGGGACGCAGCACGATTATAGAAGGTTCTTGGCTGTTATGCTAGAAGACTTGGGAGAGATACCACTAAATGAGTTACGAAACTTTCACGCAAAACAGGCTTACGAAAACTGGTTGGTTCGTGGTACGCACTTAGCTAACCATGTTCTGACTGCATCCGTTAGAGCGTGGAACTACGCAGAGTCTATGGAAATGGTGGAGAGAAGCAACCCGTTTTCACATGTAAAACGCGTGACCACAAAGCCGAGAAAGACTATGTGGACCAGAGAACAAGTGGCTCAATTTCTTGAGTACTGCTATAGTAAGTTTGAATTCCGTAATCTCGGACTCATCGTTCAAATGGCATACGAGTGGGGTCAAAGACTAGGAGACATGCGGACGTTAACGTGGGACTCCCTAAACTTAGAGGATAAAAGAGTTGATATAGAACAATCTAAGAGGGGAGTTTCCGTTCACCTGCCAATCTCTGACGATCTTATTGAGATGCTTACGCAACAAAAAGAAGAGTTTGGATTTCAAAAGTGGGTAGTTCCACACACACAACCAACACAGGGGGTATACCAACCGTATACCATGAAGTATCTTTCCTCATTGGGAAGAAGGGCGTTGAAAGAAGCAGGGATACCATCACATCTTCGTATGTCGGATCTGCGTAGAACAGCTACAACAGAAATGGTTGAAGCAGGTGTTGCATTGCCCCAAATTATGGCGGTGACTGGACACAGTAGCCCTCAATCCCTGGTTCCGTATATGAAAAATACGTACAACAGTGCATTACATGCACTCACTGCTAGGAAAGGTAACGAGCAATGAAGAAAGAAGATCACTGGCTTTACTTGCAGGATGAGTTTCCCCGAATCGGCAGCGGATGGCGAAAGATAGATGTTACCTATGGTAGAAAATGGGTGTATCTTGAGTGTCAAGAACCGTCTGGCATCCGTACTAAGTACAAGGTTAAATATCCTAAGTGGAACGAGATAGTGGGTGGCATGATGTCATTCTGGAAAAGGAACAAGGGGAAGTCGAGCAGTCGTTTCGATACCTTTACTGATCGTAACGACACATGATGCGGAGTTACATAGACACACTAGACCTCTCGCTGGGTATGTCGATCAGGGATAATTGCCCTATGTGTGGAGGATACAAAACGCTATCCGTGTCTAACCTAGACGGGTTTGTTGTTTGGAACTGCTACAAAGCTAGGTGTAATAGTAGAGGGACAACGAAAGTAAATCTGTCTGTTGATGATATACGAAACAGGTTGCTCAGGAAGTCCGTTACCACCAGTACTTTTGTTTTACCTGACCATTTCGTATCTGTAGATAGATCAGCCAAGGCAACCACATGGCTGACAGGTTGGGGCATAGAGCAGCACAAATCGCTTTTCCGCTACGATATTCTAGAACATAGGGTAGTGTTCCCTATTAAACACGGGGACCAAATAGTTGACGCCACCGGTAGATCAATAGGTAACCGTGTGCCAAAGTGGAAACGATATGGTAAGTCACCCTTGCCGTTTGTTCACGGCGGTGGTAGTGTTGCTGTGGTTGTGGAAGATTGTGTTAGTGCTGTTGTAGTAGGGACACAGGAGAGGGTAGGTGTATCTTTAATGGGTACATCATTATCAAGTGATCATATGAAGTACCTATCTCAATACGACACGGTAATTATAGCTCTTGATCCTGACGCCATGCCCAAGTCACTTTCTATAGCAAAAGACTTGCGGTTGTACGTGAACACCGTTAAAGTATTAAACTTAAACGACGACCTCAAGTACCGAAATTCTGATGATGTAGCCGCTTTGGAGAACATGTAATGGAACTGTCACTACTACGTAGCCTGATGAACAAAAACTTCTACGAAAACCACAGCGGAGATAGGTGCCCTGACAAGCTCTTCTCGAAAGACGTACAGAAGATTAAGCACACTTTAGACAAGGCTATGTCACAATTCGACAGGGACTTTTCTCCTAACGAAATTGAAGCAGTGTTCATGGCAGAAAATCCAACCATGACAACTGCCAATAAAGATAAGTATCACGTTATCTTTGCTAAACTAAACGACGAACTCCCTATGGGAAGGGACATTGCTGAATCCGTACTATCTAAACTTTTCCAACAAGCTATTGGTGAAGAGATAGCTAACTTAGGTTTTGAATGTGTCAACGGATCTATCACAAGCCTACAACCTTTGCGTGATCTAGTCGATAGGTACGACGATAACTTTGTCCCACGTGTGTCTGTTACTTGGGAGGACATTTCCTTTGAAAGGCTACTTGAAGCAGAAGAGAACAAGTACAGGTGGCGAATTAACCTAAGCTCGTTGGCGCAGAAGATTGAAGGAGTGAACGGCGGGCAACTAATAGAGGTTGGTGCCCGTCCAAATACAGGTAAGACATCTTTTCACGCTAGTCTCTTGGCTGGTAAGAACGGTTTCATTGAACAGGGTGCTAACTGTGTAGTACTTTTGAACGAAGAAGATTACGATAGAGTTATTGTGCGCTATCTAAATGCATCGTCTGACGCGAGCAGTAAGGACATTCTGAAAAACAAAGAAAAGTATTTTGAACACTGGCGTACTAGGCGTATGCCCTGGTTGAAAGTTAAGAATGCTTCTGACTACAACATGGCTTGGGTAGAGTCGGTGTGTAAGTACCATAAACCGGATGTCGTCGTGCTTGACATGGGAGATAAGTTTGCAGACTACACCACATCCACGATGCGTATTGATGAAATCTTAAAACGAAATGTCGTATACGCACGGCAGATTGCAAAGAAGTACAACTGCTGTATCTTTTATATGTCTCAACTATCCGCTGAAGCGGAGGGAAGAGTACAGTTAGACCAGTCAATGATGGAAGGATCAAAGACAGGTAAGGCAGCAGAAGCAGATTTAATGTTGTTACTTGCGCGAAATCCTGTTATAACCGGACAGGAAGAACAAGATAACTACAGATACGTGAACGTCGTTAAGAACAAATTAAATGGCTGGCACGGCATGGTAACTTGTGAATTCGATCACACGAAAGCCTTGTACACAGCGTAAGGAGATAACAATGGCAACTTTCTACACACCTACCAAAGACAAACATATATTTGCTCCGTTTGGACCGGCTATCGGGTACCTTAAACTATCGGATGAGTTGATTAACCTTTTGAATCGTCAGGTAGATAACCTAGATCAAGCAATAGGAACTACTCAAACGGTAGGAATGGAAGACTATTCACACAATTTGGTTGGAAAAGTTAAAGAGGAACTTACTTTCAACGAAGATATGAAGGAGAAGTTTCTTGAGGAGACAAAACAATTTATTGCAGAATATGTAGCGTTCAGTGAAGTTAGAAATTCTCTAGGGCTGAGAACATTAAACACAGAAAAATTTAATTACGGTATCGAATTGGTGTCGGCTTGGGTTGTCCGGCAATTTGAAAACGAGTATAACCCGTTACACATTCATACACACTGCCGACTATCTTGTGTCGGTTATCTAAAATTACCAGAGGGTATTGACAAAGAATGGGAGGAAGACTACACTGACCATCACCCAAGTAACGGGCATATTCAATTTGCACACGGCACACCTAGCCACTGGTCAATGACCAACTTTATGGTTAAGCCGCAGGTAGGAGACTTCTATTTGTTCCCAGCAGATCTTTTTCACTGTGTCTATCCCTTTAGCACAGTAGGTGAACGTAGGAGCTTTAGTGCTAACTTAAACTTTGTAGAAACTGGAAAGGACACGTAACATGAGGATGGTACTCGACGTTGAGAACACGACAGTAACTCGGAACGGTACCTTGTATCTTGATCCTTTCGAGGAAGAAAATTCTTTAGTTATGGTGGGTATTCTTCCTGAGAACGAAGACCAGCAGGTGTTCGTGTTTGACCATGCCGATCTACCACCAACAGACAACGGGCGTGAGAAACTTCAAAGATACCTGGATAAGACAACGCTTCTTATTGGCCATAACATCTCGCACGATCTCATCTGGCTGTGGGAAACAGGGTTTATCTACGAAGGTAGTGTCTACGATACTATGATTGCAGAGTACATTCTTTTACGGGGACAGAAGGCTGGACTATCGCTAGGTGTATGCGCTGACCGATACGATCTAGAAACAAAGAAAGATGACACGCTAAAGAACTATCTAAAACAGGGTGTGTCTGTTCGGGATATTCCAGGTGAAGAATTGCGTGAGTATTTAATTGCTGACCTACGTGCAACCTGTCAGCTAGAAGAAGTGCAGCGCGAGCGTCTCTACACAGACGAATTATCCTCACTTGAAAACACACTTGTGCTCTCAAACGAGATGGCAAAGGCTCTTACCAGTATGTACCGGAGAGGCTTTCGCGTAGATCAAGGCGCACTTTACGATGTGCGTGAGCAGTTTGTACGCGAACGTCAGGAAATTACGGAGTACTTAGACACTAAAATTAAAGAGCTAATGGGAGATGTTCCAATTAATCTAGCTAGCCCTGAGCAATTGTCTACTGTCCTGTATAGCCGTAGACCTAAAGACAAAAAGGCTTGGGCTGAGATGGGACTGTCTAAAATTACGGAGAAAAATTTTAGTCAGATGGTGTCCGACCACACAGAACCCGTGTGGAAATCTTATTTACGTAAGTGTTTTACGTGCTCTGGCACGGGTAAGATTAGAAAAGTTAAAAAGAACGGAGAACTTTTCAGGAAAGAAACCAATTGTTCGGAGTGCCAAGGTAAAGGCTACACTGTTGTACAGGGGAACGCAATTGCTGGGCTGAAGATCAAGCCGCCCACAAGTAAGTTCTACTCATCCCACGGTTTTGTAACTGATAAAACATCTCTATCTTTTCTAGAACGGTCGGCAGTTAAGTATAAAAAAGATGAGGCAGCAGAGTTTCTGCGAAAGGTGCAGCGACTGTCTGCCTTGGACACCTATATCAATTCGTTCGTGGATGGCATAGGCAAACATGTTAAAAGAGACGGGTTTCTGCATGTGCGACTCAACCAACACATGACATCTACGGGTAGACTTAGTGGTAAAGAACCAAACATGCAGAATATGCCGCGCGGCGGTACGTTTCCCGTTAAGAAAGTCTTCGTATCTAGATGGGAAGATGGGAAGATACTCGAAGCTGACTTTGCTCAACTAGAGTTTCGTACCGCCGCGTTTCTTTCTCAAGATGAAGTAGCTATGAAAGAAGTAAGCGAAGGGTTTGACGTGCATTCGTACACAGCAAGTGTTATAACGGAAGCGGGTCAGCCTACCTCACGCCAGGAAGCCAAAGCGCACACCTTCGCCCCTTTGTACGGGGCAACAGGGTACGGAAGGACTGCTGCGGAAGCCGCTTACTACAAACATTTCACAAAAAAGTACGAGGGCATTTCTAAATGGCATCAGGATCTGGCACGAAATGCCCTCAATAAGGGTGTTATTACTACACCTTCTGGTAGGCAGTTTTACTTTCCCGGTGTACAAAGGAGAATGAATGGTAGTGTGACGTACTTTACTCAGATTAAAAACTATCCTGTACAAAGTTTTGCTACCGCTGACATTGTACCCTTGGCATTTCTAGAGATAGACTCTATGCTACGGAAACTAAAGTCATGCATTGTAAACACTGTACATGACAGTATCGTTGTCGATGTTCATCCACAGGAGGAAGAAAATGTCATAAAGATTATAGGCGTCGTAAACGAAACACTAACAGATGTAATTAATTTGCGATGGGGTATTGACTTCAATGTACCTCTTGTGCTAGAACCTAAAATCGG